CTTGAATACCAGTTGCACCTATTTCTCCTTGTGGACCTTGTGGCCCAGCACCTTGTGGTCCTTGTGGTCCTTGTGGTCCTTGTGCACCACCACCAACAGCATTAATTGTTATTTCATCAGTTATTTCATTTACAACAAACGAAATGTTTGAACCGGGTACTAAATCAACATCGCTACTTGCAGCACCATCACTTAATTGAATACTTACAGCTCCGTTTGATAATCCAACTGCATTTAAATTATATGCAGATAATGAAGCATTCTCCCATAAGTTAGTAGTACTATTATATACAAGCAATTGATCATCTTGTATATTTGTAATTGAAACATCAGTTAAACCACTTAGTGTTGAACTACCACCAGTTCCTGCTTCAATATCAACAGTCCCTCTATATAAGTGGCCATTTGCAGAATTAATCCATAATATTCTATCATCAATATTTCCACCACTTACATCATTACATAATGGTCTATTTGCAAAACTTGTAGAAGGAAGAACTAATCCACCTTGATCTATATTAACACAACCTACAAAATAACCAGCCCATGTTCCACCATCAGCAATTAAGCTAGTTAGAATTGCTTCACCGTCTTGTTCATTTTGAGCAAAGGTATCTACAACATTAGAATATAAACCTATTGTTTGTGGAGACGCACCTGCCGATGCCTCTGTAAATGATATCGTTTGTATTTGGTTTCCTATATAACGACTATCCGCCTTGTCCATCCACTGTAAAATATTAACACCTTCAATATTTGTAGGTGTCTTATAATTCATGTATAAACCAAACCCATCAATTAATCCATTTGAATAATCATGCTCGACATCGATTAAAAATGATTTAGAATCTGTTTGGCCGCTTTGGTTACCAGACCTTAAATAGTATTCACCTTTCTGTGAAACTCTTAAATAAGTATTAGGTGTATCAGTTGAATACGATAATACTTCATATTGATCACCAGAATCAAACTTACCTGTATTAGTACCACCTACATCAACTAAAGGAATCCTAAATGATTCCACTGTTGTTATTGTATCAGTCTGTAATTGAGGTATATACAATTCATTGTTTGCAGACAAGCTTAAACCATCTACTGTTAATCCTGCTAACCCAGTACTTCCCATATTAATTCCAAAGGAACCATCAGTTCCATACATACCAGCAGTTGTTACCACTACAGAATTTAATGCATATTGAGTTGCAGCATTTCCAGTGGCATTTTCATTTCTAAGTTGTAATTGGTGTGATGCTGCTGTATTATCAATATGTAAACCTGTTGCTGTATCAGTAAGTCTATTAAATTGTAATTGGCCTGCAGATCCACTTAATGAAACAATTCTAGTAGCAGAACCTATTGTTCCATCACTACCATAAATATTTACTTGTCCTAATGAGCCTATTGGTATTGGTTGATATTCACCAGCACTACTGCTCCATTGTAAAATATATCCATTAGCAGCTGGAGTATCAGCACTGGTCGCTACATTTGATAACATACCAATTGTTGGTGCTCCACTATTTAATTGAGCTAAGTCAACTTCCCCTTCATTAAAATTGTAAACAACATTCTGTAATGTAGAATCAGTACTTATAGTTAATGCGTTTCCTGCCCCAGTATTAGTTGAATCTAAACCATAAAATTGTAAATTAACACCGACTTTACCTGCATAGATATCTTGGTATGTAGCGCCTAGTCCTATATTTTCTCCAATATTTACTTCACCTGGATTGGATGCTAATGTGTTTATAACTTTTATTGATTTAGAAGATAGGTTATATTGTAGCTGTATTCCTTGCCCTGCAATAAAATTAAAGGTATCATTAGGAGTGGATGATTGCACTAATGCATCAAAACCGGCCTGTAGAGCTCCAGTTGGTGCGGTGGAGTTTACTTTAATTTTACCAAAACTATTTGCACCTTGTATATTAATATTACCAGAACCAATACCTCCAATCATATCCCATTGAAAAGTATCAAACACACCTTGTGTAGTTCTAACGTTTGCTCTCCACCAAGCCAAGACTTGATCTAATCCTGTTGTTGAGGGATCATCTACTATTACTGGATGATATACAATGTTTCCTATTTCATATATTCTAGTATCTTCCCAAGGATTAGCCACCATTTTAAAATTAGTGTCTACTTCATTATTGGTAAGCTCTCTTTTTATTTCTGTTCTAAAAAGAATATATTCTTGTAGGTTAAATGACGTTGCCATTGAGTTAAATATTTTTTTATTTATTCTTCTTTCTTATATCTTTAGTTTGGAGGATATTCTTCAATCTTTATATCATTATATGGGAATTGCGAAGTGTCTTTTACAGAAGTAAAGGCTTCTCTAAATGATTTAAGATACCAAGTGTTTTCTGACCAACCAGGTACTGCATAACATGGTGAATAAATTCCAGTTACATAAATATATTTTAGCTCTGAATAATACTTTACATAATCAGTAACTGCATTCTTTATTAGTTGAATTTGCCTGTCTATAAATACCTTTCTACCAGAGTTTCTTTGTCTATCATATGCAGAGCCTGTTTCAAGTTTTAAATTATTAGTAACATCTATTGCTTTAAATTCTGTACTAAAATCATAAAGATCACTCGCGGCTAAGAAAAATGAAATAGAAACCAAATCTCCTAAATTACAATTGTCAAGAGGTATGTAGTTTTTTTGAAAATACTTTTCCATTGCAGTAACATCTGCAAAGTCAATGTATTCATGCTTTACCCTATCAAAAAAATCAACCTTAATGTTAGTTGAGGTTATTTTATTTTTTTTCAAAAAGATAAAGAAGTCTAAAGCTAGTTTAAATGATATTCCTTCTAAAATCAATGGAGTCTACTTTTTTGTTATATATTCAGTCTTTGATTAGATGGTAGTCATCTATAAGACATGATATAGGCCCATGTGTGATTTTAGATTCTTTAAAAATTTGTAGGTGATCTAGATTACGATAATCATCTATCCAATATACATGCTTAAATCCTGCATTAACCAAAATTTTTGTACACATTTTACATGGAGATAATGTTAAAAGAACTATGTAATTTTCAGGATCATATTCTTTAAACTTAGCTATCATATTTACCTCAGCATGAATAAAGCCACTTTCACCTGGCTCAAGACTATCTTCTTCAGTTCCAGTTTCTTCATTTACTTCAGCACCGCTATATGATCCATTATAGCCAAAGCTAGCAATTTTGCTAAAATCTTTTCTTAATGCAATACAGCCTACTTTAGTGGTTGAAGAATTAGAAAGATTTTTTATATTTTCTAAAATCTTTGTAAATGTAGCTATCTTTATTTGAAGTCGCTGAATTTTGGTATCCATTTGCTCTTGATTAATTTGGCTCTCATTTTTATGCCAGGTTCTTTACTTAATGATTTAGCAAGTTTAATATTTTCTTCATCATCATCAAAAAAGGTAAAGTCATTAAATCCCATTTCTATGAATTTTCTAAATGCTTCTTTTTTCTTTTCTGAAGTAGAACCTTTAAATCCTAATGAAGTATCATTAATAGCAAATATGTATTGTGGATTTATATTAATTCCGTTATGAGCTAAAAATTGTTGAATAAGTCTTGAATCATCTCTTGCTGTAATAATACCAACCGCTTTGCCTTTTTGCATAGTTCTTTTTAAAATAGAGAATACCCATTCTATAATTTTACCGGCTTTAAGAATATCTAAACTTTGAAAATCTGAAAAGTCCATTCTGTCATTTGGCCTTTTTCTAAATGTATTAAATTCTTGTGGTGTAAGTTCAGTAGAAAACCCTGTTTTAGGATTATGAACTTTAATTTTACTACGAGTAACTACAAGAGTATCATCCACATCAAATATGGTAATTGCATTTCTTTTATTTGCTTCAAATAGCCTCACTTTAAATTTTCCTTTTATTATTTATCAATAAAAACCACAGAACACACTAGATGTACTTAAAAGGTGTCTGCGATTAGCAATCCCTTCCGTTAGCATAAACATGTTTTAATACAGGAAATCTTAGACTATATCCTCCGTTTTGATTTTTGCTTTCCTCGAAATACTGAATCGTTACAGTCTTACCTATAATATCTTGTGGAGATTCATAATACATTTCTCTTTGTTCTTTAGAAAATCCTGATCCTACATTTACTTTACAACCTTTGTGTTCAATTGTAATACTACTTAAACATTCTCTTTCTATTTGTTTGCCGTTTTCTGTCCATCGGATATTTCCATTGATTGCATCTAGGACAGTATATTCTGCATCATGGAATTTTTTGACCTTTAGCAGATTATGGCTTCTTTTACCTTCATAGCCTACATTCTTTCTAACCATGATTCCTTCAAATCCTGCCTCTTCAGCATCCTTTGCCATTTCAGTAAATTGTTTCTCTGTTGTTAATTGTTCTTGTGGTAAGAACTCTAACATATCTGAATTAATATTTTCTGGGAGGGAATCATATCCATTTGAAAGTCTTTCAGTAAGTGGCTTAGTTCCAACCTTATTATCAAATTCCTCTAAAGTTAAATAATCAAATACAAAGAATTTAGGATTATCTATTTGATGATCCTTTTTTCTAATCTGTTTCATGATTCCTTGGAAATCTTCATTACCGTCTTTATCGACCATACAGATTTCTCCATCTAGGATAAAATCACCACCTATCTTAGAAATTTCATTTGCTAAATTATCTAATGTTAAAAATTCTTTACCACTTCTAGAGTAAAATGTTACTGTATTCATTTCCTTTCGGCAAATACATCGAACTCCATCTAATTTTCTAGAACCGTACCAATCTCCACTTTGAAAATCTACTCTTTTTACATTATAAGGATTTGCTAATGCAACCTTAAATGTTGGAATTAAATCCGGGTGTACCGCTTTATTAATTGATGTTGTATTAGCACCCATTTTAAGGTCTCTATCAATAATGCTGTAGATAAGAGTTTCGTATTGTTTATTTTCTAAAATAAATCTGTTAACATTTGCAATAGCAGTATGGCCAGTACAAACTCTATTTCTTAAATCATCTAATAAAGTAAAAATACTTCCATAAGTATTAGGGTGACCTAGTAAATCAAAATTCTTTTTGCAATTCTTGGATGTAACATTATACTTAAAGTAAGGATTATAAGTATAGTAGAAAATATTTTGTAGAAATTCTCTATCCTCATTTTCCTCTGAGTTGTCAGCATATTTTTTAATGGTTGCAATTTTATGATTACCTGAAGATGAATCGTTCATTTCATTAATGAAAGATTGTAGATAATCAAAGTTGTTTGTTAGTTCAGTCATATTCCGTTTTGTTTAATTTATTATAATATAAATATAATACATTTTCTTGGGAACTGAACTATAAATTCACGTTATTTTCAAAAAGTTATTAACAATTCTGAAACAGTGTTGTCGGGATGGCAGGATTCGAACCTGCGACCTCCGCGTCCCAAACGCGGCGCGATGACCGGACTACGCTACATCCCGTATGTTGTGCCTAAAGGGATCGAACCTCTACTCTTCTGGACCAAAACCAGACGTGTTGCCAGTTACACCAAGGCACAATATAATTAATCCTCTTTTTTGTCTTTAAGATTTTTAATTAATTTTTCAAATTGTTTTGAAGTTAACCCTTGATTATTTAATGAAAAGGGTTTCCATGATACTAAAATAAGTAATAGAAATACTGTTCCAGCAAAATGCCAAAAAGATGAAAATATAAATTCTAAAAAGTTCATATATGTTTAATTTAATATTCCGTGTTAAAAAAGAATGTTTGAAATAGTCTGCCATCATTAAGACCTTCTCCAAAATAATCTAAAGAAGAATGAAATAAATCACCTCTATATAAAACAAGGCGATTATAAACATTACCTACCATAGCAGTCATATCCCATTTAGAAAAATCCCTACTATGTGGCCAACAGTGTTTGTTTAACCATTCTTCATCATGACTACCATTTGCTAATTTAGGTGGTCTCTCTAACCCAGTTTCTTTATGCCTAAATAATCCAGTACCTCCACCAGTAGGGGCATTAGGCGTTAAGTAACATACACCTGCCCACATGGTTGTATGATCAGGGTGAATCCAACTAGAATCATTTTTAGTTGTATATTGAAAGCATGAAGTATATTCAGATTCATACCATGTTATTTTACCACCAGCATTCTGTACTATACCTTGAATACCTTCTTTTAAGCCTGGCCAATCATGAAAAGTCTTTGTCCTTTGTCCTGGGTAATTACCTTTCACATTAAATTTTTCATTTAGTGCAAACTCGCGAACTCCATCAGGATCTTGATAAAAGTCATCTGTTATAATTAAGTTTGTTTTCATATTCTAATTTATTATATTATTTATTCTCATATATTATCTTTATCATCTGGTGTGTTTAAAAATAATAACTGCTTAAGTTTTTGCAAGTTAGTACATTTTTCGTATTCTTCAACACTTTCAAAATATTTTATTAATCCATTTATTGCTTCTACTTTAGATTCCATTGCATCCTTCCTTTTCAATATTTGACTAGGGTTATGCATCATCACGGCATATGAAAGATTCATAAACTCTTCAAAATCAGTTTGCTCTAATGTTAATAATAAACTTTTAATAAAGTCATCGTTAAACCCGTTGCCATAATTATTTTCCATTATGTTTATCTTTTATTTTTTGTATTAATTTTTTATCTTCATCATCTAAGTCTATTGGTATATCTACTATAATGCTTATAAGTAAATCGGAAAATGTAGATTGCTTGTATACTGGAAAGCCTTTTCCTTTGACTCTTAATACTTTTCCATTAGTAGTACCAGGTGGAATTGTAAATGTTATAGTTTTGTCAAAGCAATCAATACTTCCCTTCCCTCCTAATATAGCATCATAAAAACTTATATTCTTTATTGTATGTAAACCTTGGTTATCGACAAAAAAATTAGAATCATTAATAACTTCTATAGTCATGATTAGATCACCGTTAAGATCTTCGGTTTGTCCTCTTTGCCCTAATCCTTTTAATCTTAACTTCTGTCCACTTCTTATACCAGGTGGGATGTCAACCTTTATAGTTTTCATACCAATACCAACATCTCTGCTCGTACCGTAATAAGCATCGGCTAATGTTATTCTCAAAACACCAGTGGTATTTCTACCTTTCGCATTGTAACCATATCTTTGATTAAACGCACCAGCAAAATTTTGATTCTTTAATAAATCATCAAACATACTACCAGTAAAATCATTACCAAAATCAGCAAATGGATTATTTGCCATTTGATCATACTGATTTTTCTTTTGCGGATTACTTAGAGTTTCATAGGATGATACTCTTTAGCTAATTTTCTATAAGCCTTTTTAATATCATTTTCTGATGAAGCTTTATCTACTCCTAATATGTTATATGGATCTTTCATTATTTCCAAAAAAGTTGTATACCTATTAAGCTACATGCCATGAATAATGATACTATAGTTTTTGTAGTAATGCCTTCACCGAGAAAATACCAGGTTAAAAATGTAAATGAAATAATACCAGAACCAAATGCAATAAACCTACCTGGCCACAATAAGCCATCATAATATTCTACCATAAACCTGGTGCCATAAATTAATATGTAACTAATTGCAGTTCCAAATAAAACTGAAACTGTAAATGGATTCTTTTTAAACCAAGGCCACACAAATTGTCCGTTTGTTTGAAACCATATTGCTGCCTGGCCTGTAAAGAACAGCAAAAATGCCAATAATAATTTATTCATCTATATGATATTTATAGCCTTGTCTAACCATGTGGTCCATGTGGCTTTCCATTTGTTTTGCAGTTATCCATACCGAAGGCTCTGGTTCTACTCTCCCATCCTCTCTTTTATCAAATGCTTTATTTAAAAACCATTTCTCTTTTTTACTCTCCCACCAAAACCATACCTTTTGCCATGATCTAGGTTTTTTCATATAAACTTTATTACCCTTATCCATGTGAGCAATAAATTGTTTATATGTAATGTCTTTATTGGCCATTTTTGTTTGCTTCTTTAATAGTAAGCTTTTGCACCCTTTCCTCTAAAATAAATTTTCTTTCTTCTAATTTATTTTTTCTTTCCAATTGAATAGCAATTCTCTCTAAGACATTTACTAATTTAGGTATATCGCCGTCTAGTAATTTACGACCCATCTGTGTTCTAAAAAATTCTGACATAATTATGTTTATTTTTATATGCACTAACTTAATGTTTGTTTACAAATATATAAACAAATAAAACTAATTATGAGTAAGATACCAAATTTTGATAAATTTGCAACTAACGAAACAATCGTTGCAGCAGGTTTTGGGCAAACGGGAATTAACAATTTTGCATTAGGTGGAGCCACACCACAAACTGGATATAGCATGACACCAATTGCAGGTGTTGTAGAATCATGCTCTAATCACGTAGCAGAACAAGCAAATGCATATGAATCAAATGACAACGATGATCATACAGCTAGTTCATATTTAAAAGAAGCTAAGAAACATATTAATGAAGCAATAGATAAAGCCCATGAAGGTTATTCTTCTACTAATGAGGCAATGGTTCAGGTAGCTGGGAAAGATAAACCATCTGGAGCAAAAGTATTAGCAACGGTAATTTCAGATTATTTAATTGACAAAAATTATATAAGTGCAATCAATGGAAGAAATCCAAAAGGGTCTAGGGAAAAGAAAGTTTTAATACAAGAAATTCAAGACCTAATTATAAATTCAACATTTTAATATGGCAAGCATAAAACTAATACCAGAATTTGAATCTTTTAATGAAGCAGAGAAGCATGAGTTTAATCCAAATGAAACTGCTGAAAGATTAAAAAGAAGAGAACAGCAAAATATTGAAAGATTTAGAGCTGCGCAAGATAGAGAAGATCCTTTTGGCGTAGAATATTATCAGCTAAGAATTGCAATAGACAAAATAGATATAAAAAAATTAGGATATCAAACTAAGATACACCAACTTAAACAAAAATACGGAAAGTAATGATAAGTAATTTTGATCAATTCTTAAATGAAAAAGCACAAGTAGTATTGCCTCATGAAGAGGATGGTAGCAGAGTTGCATATTTTAAAGTAATAGCAACACCTACTTCATTAAACAATATGATTAGATTTATAGCCGCCTCAAGTAAAGACTTAGATAAATTAGATGGTATACATAGAGATGACATCGTAGAAGCTATATTAGAATATGCTAATAAACAATTCAGAGAAATAAAATTTTTACCCGTTAGGTATGATCAAGGAGCAGGTTATGCAATAAAGATTGACCTAGAACCAATTATGAAAAAATTAAACAAGTAATGGACAAACAAGAAACACAAGACGAAAACTCAATCAGACATTATAAAGGAACTATTAAACAATTCAAAGATATGTTTGACGGTTTAGCAGATGGAGAAGATACTAATGCTTATGATAGCCCAGTAAGACAGGGATATGATATTCATCCAACTAGAGATGAGGATAATAAAAGTCCACATTGGGAAGAGAATTACCAAGATGAAGTAACTCAAAATGAAAATCGTATACCTGAATTTAAAACATTTTTAACTGAAGCTAAAACTACAGACGGTTTAAGTAAAGATGCAATGCAAATCTTTAGAGATTTAGAAACAACAGTAGGATTTGAAAAAGGTGACACTATTACAAATTATAATAAGATTGATCCAGCTATAAAAGATCATAAGCTATATAAAAAGATATCTCCTAGAGACATGAGAATCTTAGGTAATGCATTAGGTAATATAATGAGAATAGCAATTAGAATGGAAAGGTAATTTTTATTATAACTCTTCTATACCAACAGTACCACCCATAGACATTCTCAGCCATGCTTGCCCGTCCCATACTTGATTGAAGCAACAACTCATCGTGTCAACATAACCTAATGAATCTGTTAAGGTATAACTAATACATGTTGTGATTGTATCATAAGGCATTCCTGTAGACATATTGTAATTGTATACTGTATGTGTGCAAGGTCCACTAAAACAACTGTCTTCACCTAACATATCTTGGTCACCATAAGTTACAGCATATAAAGGAGCCATGTTTGGTAAACCATTTCCAGTAATTGGTATTGCTATTTCTAATTGATACTGTGAACCTGTTGTGTAAGTCATATTTGAATCACATAACGTCTGTGCTTGTAATTGTAAGCCAAGCGAAACCATTACCATCATTAAAATCTTCTTCATCTTCATTTTTATTTAATTATATAGAGAGCTTAATTTTTGTTTAGGTTCAACTCTCGAGAACCTTACAACTTCAAGAGTAAGTTATTTCTATGTCCCCACCAGTATGATCCATTACCCATATGTTTTCTTTTATCATTTTTTGGGCATATAAGATTTCTGCTTGATACTCATTCCAATCTTCTTCAGCTGTAATCTTATCTTTTAAATCTTTAGCTATTTTAAGAGCTTCATCAACTGCATATTGACCAACATCACAACCTGCTGGAACTGTATGACCTTTGTACCTACCCATACCTGCAGTCTTTTTAGGTTTAGGTTCTACTAGTCTTAATTCAGATCCTATAAATTCTGCAATAAGTTTTGAACTAGCATAAATTTCTTTTACTGCTTTCCTTTCCGGCATTAAGTCGTTCTCACTGTCCATAATTTTTGCTATGTATGCTTTTGGGTAATCAACATCGTATTCAGTTTCTTTCCCATTCATATATACTACTTTTACTATTACCATATCTTATAAATTTAATGTTACATAATTTTGAACTTTCTTCCAATAATGAGCAGTTGCAGATTTCTTGTATCCTTTAGGC